ATGGCAGATTTAGAGCATGAACTTACAGAACTTAAAGGAGAACCAGTTACAATGCTTAAAGACCAAAGCAAAGTAGCAAAAGAACGTATGCAAATAACTTCTAAATCTAACTTGGTTTTTTTACGAAAGCATCCGTTATATCCTAACAATAAATGTATTGATGATATGCCTTCACGTAAAGTTGAACCTTTATTTGAATGTAATGGTATGTGTGGAATAAACGACTTATCTGAAAGAATACAAACTGAATTAGAATTAAACTTTGGAATATGATAGCAGGATTTGAAAATTTCACACAAGAACTTAACGACGAAGAATTAATGTTGGCTAAAAGATTAGTTTCAGCATTTAAAAAACGCACGAAAGATAATCCAGTAACCGCACCAGAGATTGTATCTGGAGTTAACGCAAATGTGCCACTTACTCAAAAGTTCTCAGAACGTAGATTAAGAAAGATAATCAACTATTATCGAGTACAAGGAATTTTACCTATTATAAGCACTTCTAAGGGGTATTATACAAGTTACGAAGTAAAAGATATAGAGTTTATGATTACTTCGCTTAGTCAACGTGCATCAAGTATTTTAGAAGGATGTTACGGATTACAAAGAATTATTGATAAACAAAAGAAATAAAACATTATATTTGCAGTAGCACTACTCCCTTGTTGCTGATTTTTCATAGGATTCACCCAATATTAATTTATTGGGTTTTTTTTTTTGTAATAAAGTTTGTTTTATAAATTTATTGTTGTAGTTTTGTTTTATGAAAAACAATATAACATTAAGTAGCAAGGATAGGGAGTTATTCGGAGTTACAATTAGACAAAACACTAAAGAATCTTTTTTAAGTGTTACAGATTTACAAAAAGCCTATGATAAAGGTAAATGGCAATTTGGGTGGACTGGTCAAACTATCAATCAACTTATGCTTACTGATGATTTGGCTAAAAAATGCTATGGGGTATTATTAGAATGTGATTTGATAAAATGCGATATATCGCAATTTATGGAAATGGTTAATAATAAGAGCCTTATAACTGTACTTAAAGGTTTAGGTGTATATAAAGCTACTGGTAGAGGTGCTAATAAGCAAGTTATAGCACACCCATATATTTGGATGTCAATAGCTATTGAATTAAATTATGTTCTTTACGGTAAAGTAATTAAATGGATTACAGATACATTAATTTTTGATAGGATAGAAGCTGGAAATGAATATATGCCAATGAACGCAAAAATCAAAAGCATTATAGAGAAACCAGATTATGCAAAATATGCAACTTTAATTAATGTAAAGGTTTTTGGTCAACATATTTCTGGAATGAGAAATTTAGCTTCATCATCTGAATTAAAAAAAATAGCAGATGTTGAAAAAACTATTATCACAGCTATTGATAATTCTTGGATAAAATCAGAAGAAGATTTAATAAAATTTTTGGATTAATAATAATTTATTATATTTGTTCCATCGAAGCGTGAGAAACTCCGAAAAACATTTTTTATAACACAAAGTCAAGCAACAAGGTTTTCTCACGCACCTTCGTTAGCTTGACTTTTTTATTTAACAAAATTTATTTATTATGATTTACAAATTTATTGAAAAAGAAAAAGAAGTTATTAATGGGAAAGAAATATTGATTTCAGACCATTTATCCACGGAAATGGAAGTGTATGTAGAGAATTTCATATACCATGATGAACCAAGATGTTGTGTTAAGATTTTAAATAAAGAAACTGATGGTTTACAATTTATATGTTTAACCAAAAAAGACCTTTACCATTTAATTGGAGCGTTACATTTAATCCAAAAAGAGATATAATTATGGCGAAGAACTTTCCTTACTTTAAATTCATAGCAACTGAATGGTTGACTGGTGATATAGTTTATGAAAACTTTGATGTTCAAGGTTTATTTATAAATGTTTGTGCTTTGTACTGGCAAAGAGATGGAAAACTCTCTATTGAAGACGTTAGTAAGAGATATAAAAATGAAGAATTAATACAATCGCTTAGCGGTCGCTTTTTTTTGGTTAACGATGGGTTTATTTCTATTGGTTTTTTAGATGAGCAACTAGTTGATGCTAACCATATTAGTAAGACAAACTCAGAGAATGGTAAAAAAGGTGCTGAAAAGAGAAGGCAGTTAGCGAACGCTAAGCGAACGCTAAGCGAAACCTTAGCGAATTTCAGCAAAGAAGAAGAAGAAGAAAATAAGAATAAGAATAAGAATAATAAATTTAATTTTCGCTCCGCTCTTTTGTCTTATGGTTTTGATTCTGATTTAATTTCGGAATGGATAAAAGTAAGGAAAACTAAAGGTGGAGTAAATTCTGAAATTGCATTTAATGGTTTTATTAGAGAGGTTGAGTTAAATGGTCAAGATAAGAATTATATACTTCAAAAATGCGTAGAGAGAAGTTGGGGAGGTTTTCAAAGTTCATGGTTGACTAATCAAAACAATAATGATAATACAACTACAATTTCTTCGGATGATTTAATTAAACAATTTAGAAACAAATTTTAATATGCACGAATTTTTCAACTTCGATTTAATAGAAGTAAGAGGTAACCATTCTGGATTTAAAAAAACAACTTGTCCAGTTTGTTCTGAAACTAGAAAGAAAAAGAAAGACCCTTGCTTAGCTGTTTGGTTTGATACTGGATTTGCAAAATGCTATAATTGTGGTACGTTATCTTTCAAAGAAGACAATACTTTTAAAATAGAAAAAAAGAATTATACAATTTTAGATAATAAATGGAAAAACCACACAACCCTATCTGATGGGTTGGTTCAATTTATTTGGAAAGAAAGAAATATAAGCCAAAATACACTTTCTCAATTTGGTATTACAGAAGAAAAACAATACCAGCCTGCAAAGCAAAAAGAAATGAATAACATCGTATTCAATTACTTTGAAGGAGAAAGTTTGGTGAATAAAAAATATAGAAGCGCCACAAAAGATTTTACACAAGTAAAAGGTGGTAAGCCAATTTTGTATAATATAAATTCAATCATTGGAGAGTCAACAGCATATATTTGCGAAGGTGAATTTGATGTATTAGCAATGTATGAAGTAGGTATAAAAAATGCAGTTAGTTTACCGAATGGTGCAAATGATAATGATGAGTACTGGATAAATTCAGAGAAATATCTAAAAGACATTAAAAAATTTATTATCGCAACAGACAATGATGAGAAGGGCATTGAAATAAGAGAAAAGATAGCACAAAGATTAGGGCGATATAGATGCGTTTATTTAGAGTTTAAAGGAAAGGATGCCAACGATGATTTAAAGTCGGGAGAACTCATTAAAACAATAAAAAACGAATGTAGATTTAATATCGGAGGAACATTTACTTCGTTTGATATGTTAGATAATATTTTAAGACTACATGAACAAGGTGTTCCAGATACAATTTCACCTAAAAAAAGGTGTTTTGGAAATTTAAAAGAAAACTTTTCAATTATGATGGGTCAACTAACTACCATAACTGGTATTCCTTCTCATGGTAAATCAAGTTTTTTAGATTGGTATTTGCTTAATTTAGTTCAAGAAAACAATTTTAAAGCAAGTATTTACTCTCCAGAACACATGCCTTTAGAAACTTATATCGCAAAGCATATTAGATTGGCTATTGGAAAGCCTTTTTATGGGGAAAATAAAGTAACACACTCGGATATTTATAGATACACAGAATGGTCGAAAGAAAAAATTTATTATACTACACAAGAACAAAATGATACTGGTGATTGGGATTGGTTATTAAATAAAATGACGGAACAATTATTTACCTATGGTATAAATATATTTGTCGTTGATGCTTGGAATAAAGTGTCTATGCCAAAAGGAATGAGTGGTAAAGAAGGAATAGACGCTACATTGACAAAATTGACTATGTTTTGCCAAAGAAATAATGTACATATTTTCTTAGTTGCTCACCCTACAAAGATGAAAAAAGATGATAAAGGTAATTATGAAATGCCAACCCTTTACGATGTAAGTGGTTCAGCAGATTTTAAAAACCAAACTCATAATGGTGCTACTATTTATAGAGTATGGGAAAATGAAGCTACTGGAGAGGGTGGTTATACTCTTTTTTCTAATCAAAAAACTAAATTTGATTTTCAAGGTGAAATAGGCAGTATTGTTAAATTTAATTACCATCTACCATCTGGCAGATATTACGTGGATGGTGTTACTCCAGATGATTTTGATTTAACGTTGTATGGTGATGATGTAGAGATTCAAGAAGAACAAATAGAAATAGAAATAAATAACTTTAATTTAAAACCAAATGAGCAATTCGACTGCCCTTTTTGATAAAGAACTTGTAGTTCAGTACCATAGACTTATAAAAGAAAATGAAAGTCTAAAACAAGAAACTAAAGAACAAAAGAAATTAATTGACAATTTAGAAGTAGAATTGTATTTAATAAAATCAACACTTAAAAAATTAATATAGTATGTGGAAAATTAATAAAGATGGTAAACAAATAGAGTTTACAGAAGAAATGATACCAGAAAATGCAGTTGGATTCGTTTACTTAATGACAGCGATAATAGATGGTAAATTCGTTAAGTACATTGGTAAAAAGAACTTCTACTCCGATGTAAAGACTAAACTTGGTAAAAAAGAAATTCCTACCGACAAAAGGTTGAAACAATACAAGCGTGTAAGAAAGTTCACTTACAAAAATTATTATAGTTCTAATGAAGTATTGAAAGAACATTACAAAAATGATGGTAAAATAAATCGTATAATTATTGAGATATGCTACTCCAAAATTGAATTGACTTACAGAGAAGTAAAGTGCCAATTTGTTTGCGAGGTTCTGGAAGATGAAAGTTATTTAAACAATAATATACTTGGAAAGTTCTATAAAACAACAAGTTA